TGTCCGCGACCCGGCGCACGGCTACCGCGTCACCGGTGGCCGCGGTGATCTCAGGTGGAAGCTAGCCGCTAGTGACGAACCCGACGAACCCACCGTCGCCGTTCGCAACACAAGCTGATGTCGAGGTCGCCTTGGGCCGACCGCTCAACCCCGGCCTCGACCCCAGCCTGTTGCTACTCTCGGCAAGCGATCTGGTGACCGGGTATCTGAACGGCGTCGTGCCAAATCCGCTACCCGACCTGATCGTGCGGGTAACCGCGGAAATGGTGGCCGCCGCGCTCAACCATCCACAGATGCCGCCCGACCCCGCCGACGACGCCTACAACACAGGCCAGTTCGCCTACCAGGTCGGGCCGATGTCGGTGGGGCCGTGGTTGACCAAATCGCAGCGGGAACGGCTCGACCTCTATGGCAGCGGCGGCGTCACGCTGATGGAGGCTATTTCCGAAGTCGTGGGCTCCGATACCTCGTGGGACATCATGGATTCGTTCGACCCGTATGCGGGCACCGACCTCGGCGGGTACGGGGAACCGGGCTCGTAATGATTGTTGTCAACCTTGTCGCGGGACAAACCAAGTTTGTTGATGCCAGCCGGGTTTCGACGGATGAACACAACAACCTTGAGGTTTGGTCGGGCAGTGAAGGCGAAGACTTGATGTTTTTGTGCGCGGCCGGTAACTGGGTCGATGTCAGCATTGATGATGGGAGCAGCGATGGCGCCAACGCCGACAGGGACTAGCGGCGGGGTACGGCTTGAATGGGTGCCTGGCGCGCTGGCCCAATGCCGCAACAGCGGTGCCGCTACAAGCATGGTGAACCAGTTGGGGGCGAAGTATCTGGCCAAAGCTAACGGCACGCTGAAGAGTGCGGGCTACAAGTTGGGATTGCATCAGGTGGCTACGAAGTACATCGCCAACGTCTATTGCGGCAGCGGTGAAGCGCACCATTCCAACGCCACCCAGCAGACGTTAGCGAAGCTGTTGCCGTGACTGGTTGGCCGATTCCCAAGCCGGCGGTGCGGACGGCGATTGCGGTGCTGCGGGCGGCGTTGGACCCGAATACTGGTGTCGGCACTGTGCTTCCGCGGATATGGCCGCGGTTGTTTGTGCGGGTGTCGCGGTCCGGCGGCGGCCAAGAGTTGATCGTGACCGACACTTGTCGGCTGTTGGTGGAGTGTTGGGCGGATTCGGCGGCATCCGCTGAAACCCTCGTCAATGAGTGCCGCGCCGCGCTGCGCAACACCCAAGGCCAGACCGTGAACGGCGCGTTCCTGCGCGGCTTCGACAACGAAGCCGGCCCCGTCGAACTCCCCGACCCCGGCGTACCGGATCGGCAACGCTGGCAGTTCCAAGGCGATCTGCTGATTTCTACAAGCTAACTGAATAGCGTCACCACCAACCAAATAGATTGAAGGGACAACGAAAATGGCTGATTCAAAACTGATTTGGGCCGCAACCAGACCCGAAGACGCCGCAGTGTTCTTCCGCGCACCACTCGGAACACCATTGCCCGCCCTGGTTGACGCACCATGGGACGCGCTGCCGGTGGCGTGGGAAGACCACGGCTGGATGGGCGACGACGGCCTGACCAACGGCGTCAAACGCGACACCACCGACCACCAGGCCTTCGGCGGCGACATCGTCAAAACCACCCAAAACAAGTACACCGAAACTCTCAAGGTGACGTGCCTTGAGTCGAGTCCGGTTGTCCTCGCTAGTGTCTTCGGCGCCAGCAACGTCACAGTGGACACCACCACCGGGCACCGGCAAGTCACCGTGAACCACTCAAGCCTTCCGTTACAGCGTTCGGCGTTTGTGGCGCGCTGCATCGAAGGTGAGAAAACGAAACTGATCCGCATCGAAGAGGGGCAGATCATCACCGTGGACGACATCGTCAACGTGAACAAAGACTTGGTGAAGTACACGATGACGATTCAGTGTTACAAGCCTGACGCCGACACCGACGCCGTGTCCGAGCTGTACGACGAGCCCGACGTTATCGGCGGTAGCTGATGGCGGTGGAAATCCCGGCCGTTGATGATCCGCGCATTTTCATCCCGATCAGCGTCGCGCTCAAGGGCGGTAAAACGTTGGTGTTGTCGGTGCCGCGGTTCGATTTCATCGAAGAACCCGAGCACGAGGCGATGACGGCCGAGCTGGGGAAGCTCGACGACGACACTGATTTGTCGCCGCGCCAGCGGGCCCGGCTCGCAACGCTGGTGATGCTCAAAACGTGTATCCGCGCGGCCGACTACAAGCGGTGCGAAACGCTGACCGTCGGGCAACTGAATGCGATCCGCGAGCATTGGATCGAACAATCCTCTATCCCGTTGGGGGAATTTCTCGCCTCCGCGCAATCTTTGACGACGGCGATCTCGGAGGCGCCGCCGAATACGACCTCAACGTCAGGGGATGGCGACGACGCGACCTCGGACGCCGCCTAAGCTGGCCCGAATTCGACAACCTGATCCGCTGGCTACCACCCACCGCGGACTCAGCGTTGTTTCGGGCGCAGCATCCGATGTCGTGGTGGTGGACACCGGAGACCGATTTCCTGGCCCTGATCCTGCAAGCGGTTCAGGGCGCGAACTGGCAGCGCGGCGGCGGCAAAGGCCGCCCACCCGAACGCGTCAAACGGCCCAGCGACAGGCGCGAATCCATCCGTACCGCCGACGAACTACGCGCCCGGCGGGCGGCATATGACGCCGAACTGAAGCGGCGCCGACAACGAAAATTGAATAAGCAACGTCCAACTGAACAGGGAGCATAAGTTTATGGCTGGTGTGCGCCTTGCGACTGGCTATGTCGAAATCAGCGCGGAGACAAGCAAAGTCCCCCAACAGCTTCAGGATGCGCTGTCGAAGGCCGGCACGCAGGCCGCGAAACCTGTTGGCGAACAGATCGGTAAAGACCTCTCAACAGGTATCCAACAGGGAATGCGGCAAGCGCCAACGCCGAGCGGCGGCGGCAGCATCCTGTCGGATGTGATCGCGGGTAAGTCCATCGGCAGTAATGCCCGCACGCAGGGGCAGAAGGTCGGCAAAGAGGTTGCGACAGGCATCAATGAGGGCATGACCCAAGGCGGTCAGGCTGTCGGTAAGCAGATCAACGACCAGATCACCAAAGAGGCCAAGCCTAAAGAGGCCGGCAAGCAAGTCGGTAAAGACATCGGCGACGCGATCACCGATGCTGTCGACAAAGCATTAAAAAGCGACAAGGGCCCCAAAGGTGCGATCAAAGACCTTGGCAAAGACGCGGTCGACCAACTCAAACAGGGCGCCAAAGACTGGGGAACCCAACTAGCTAAAGAAGCTCTCAGTGGCGACGTCCAAGGCGCATTCACCAAAGTCGGCGACGTCGTACAAGACACGACAAAAACTCTTAACGATCTTAGCAAGCATGTCGGCCTCAACCTTGACTCTGTCGAACACTTCGGCAGGGATGCCGCGCAGACTCTCGACGGCGTCGGCGAAAAGATTCAGCCGTGGGCCGACAAGTTCAAAAAAGTCACTGGTGACATAAGCGGCGTTGTCGACAGCATCAGTCAAATCGGTTCCGGCGACACACAAACCAAACTCCAAGCGGTATCGAACCTTGTCGGCGGCATAGGCGACGGGGTAAAGAACCTGACCGGCGCCGACATCACCGGAATCACCACGCCGCTGCAAACTTTCGTTGATTCCGCTAGCGGCATCGCGCAGTTAAAAGACTCGTTTGAAGGGCTCGGCCCGGCGATCTTGGCGGCGGCTAGTCCTGAAGTGTTGGCGGCGGCGGCGGCGATAGCGGCTGTCGCTGGCTCGGGTTACGGGTTATACAAATTCGCAACCGAAGGCGGCCCGTTGGCGGCCGGCTCGCCGTGGCTACAGTCGGCGGTACCGATTAAGCCGGGTGTGGAAGGAATTCCGATACCGGGGCAACCTGCCGCAGTAATCCCTCCCGGCGCACCGCCGGGTCAAGCGTATGTTGCGACCCCCGGCGATGTTAACGACGCATTTAGTGCGTTGTTGCCGCCTGGTTGGACGCTGCAAAATGGGCAATTGATACCGCCAGGCGGGGCGCCGGTGGGCGCCCCCGCTGCCGCTGCCGGCGTCGGTACTGGCGTCGTGAATGCGCCAGTACCGGCCACGCCATTACAGGGCCCGGCCCCGCCGCCCGCCACGGCACCAGCGCGGCTGACAGCGCCGCTACCGACTGCGCCTGTGCCTGTGAGCATCGCGCCAACGGACATGCCTGGCACGACAGCGACAACGCCACTACAGGTAGCACCCGCACCGGCAGCACCCGCAGCCGCGGCGCCGAGTGGGCCGATAACAACACAGTCAATCTCTGTCAACGCATCAACGGCTAGCGTGAGCGCTGGCAGCGTAACCGTGAGCGGCGGATCAGTGGCCACCGGCGGCGGCGCGGGAGCGTCAGTGTGGCACGGACCCGGCTCTAAACCATACTTCCAAAGCGGCGGCGGCATCCCCGGCAGCGACGGTGTCCCCATCATCGCGCACGGCGGCGAGCACATGCTGACTGACGATGATGTGAAAGCGATGGGCGGCCAAGCCGGCGTCTACGACTTTCGGAAAGCGTTGCACTACGACGATGGCGGTGCTGTCGGCTCCGACGCAGTACCACCAGCAGGCGGCGGCGAAACCCCCGACTGGCTGAAACAGGCCGCCGACCGCGCCGGCATGACCCCGGAGCAGTATTCGGCGGTGATGGCGCACACCCCGCCCGGCGGCGCGCCGGGTTTGCCTGGGCCTGGCGGCGATTCGATCGGCCAGCAGCAACAGGACATGCAAGCCAACATCTTCGGGCAAACAGGCGGCCAAGCCGCCGACCAACTAGCCGGGCAAGGCCGCACCGAAGGATTCATCCCCTCCGGTGCTGGATCGAAAGCCGTCGCCGGAACAAGCTTTGTCGCCGGCATCCTCAATTTAGGCAACGAGGCTGTCGCCGGTTTGATCGACCAGGGCGCATCCGCCGCCGAAGCCGCCATCAGCGCCGCAGCCACCGCCGGATCATTCGGTGCGGGCGGGGAAGCCGCCGGCCCGGCGTCCCAAATCCTCATCGGCATCGCAGCCAGTGAAGGCAAGCGCGCTGTGTCGTATGGCTTTCAGGTCGCGTCGATCGCCGCCGATGCATTGATTGATCAGGTGTTCGGCCCGTTCGGCGGGCCGCCCCGCTGGCTCGGCTACGACTACACCCAATTCGTGCCGCACATCAACTTTGGCGCCATCGGCACCACCACCACCGAAAAAGCTGTCCAAGAGGCGATGAAGCAGGGTAAAGGCGGCAAGCCTGGGGAAGGGCAAGAGCCCGGCGGCCCGGTGGAACCTGAACACTTGGGCGGGGCGCAACCCGTTGGCCCACCAGTGCCGAAATTTGGGCAACCCGCCGCGCCGCAGGAGTTAGGCGGCTTGGGGTTACCGAAGGAGGGTAAGCCGGGGGCGACGCCGCCGGGCGGTGTTGAAGCGGGGATACAGGCGGGCGAAGCTGGGCAACCCGGTCCCGCGCAGCCGGTGACCCCGGAGACACCAGGACCGCCGCCGGCACCCGAACCCGCACCACCACCGCCGGCACCGCCGCCCTCCGCCGGTATGCCGTTCGGCGGGATTTTTTCAAGCCTGGGGATCATGGATGAGGGTGGCGTCCTGAACGATAAGTCGTTGGCGGCCAACACCAGCGGACGGCCCGAGCTGGTCCTGTCGCCGCAACAGATGGACGCTATGTCACCGATGCTGGACAAAAACCACTGGAACAAAGGCGGTGACACCAACATTTTCCACGTCACCAATCCCGAAGCCGTAGGCCGTGAACTCGACAAACGCAAACGACTCGCCATGATGCAATATTCCGGCAGGCCCTAAATGCCCATCGGTGACCCCGGAATCCTCGCCATCCGCATCGTGCGAGGCGACACCGTATTTCATGTTCACGGCGAGAACGCGGGCGCCGAAGGTGTCTGGCTCGCCGCCGGCCAAGTTCACGGCATCTACGAGGCCCCGGTCAAGACGACGTGGAAAACGGGCGCGTTTCAAGAGGGTTCGTGGCAGAAAGCCACGAAATGGGAGCACCGCGACATCACGCTCGGCTTCCACATCCGCGACACATTTAGCGAGTATGAGCTAAACGAGTCGCTGTTCAGGCAAATATGGGCTTACGAGCTCGATCCGTGGGAAGTCGACCCGATCCCCACCACCATCGAAGTTGAAACGAACCTTTCGGGTGTCCGCAAACTGGACGTGCTGATGTATGAGGCGCCCACGTTTGATCCCGACCTTGATCCGATGGTGAACCAGTACGGCAACCACATCTTCAAACTCCGCGCCGGCCAACCGTTTTGGTATCAGGACGACTACACCGACACAATGCAATCGACGTCGACACTGGCTGAAGGTGGCGTCACCGCAGTCAATCCGACTGACCGGATCGCGTATCAGAAATTTGTGTTAACCCGCGGGACGTGGACGTTGCCCGATGTGCAATGGGTGGGGAGTCCTGGCGCGCGGGTACCGGGCGGCCCCAACTACAACCGCGCGTTGTCGGGCATCATCGTAACCGACACCAACGGCGGCGCGGTCGCGGACCTAGATAGGCAAGAGTTGATGTTTAGGGATGCGAACGATACGAATATCCTTGCGCAGCTTGCCGGCAAGTTTTTTAACTACGCGATCCCGCCGTACACACCGCCGACCACGTTGCCAGTTTCCTACACAGCCGCGCCGGCCGGCGGGGCGATGGTGCAATTGGTTGTCCCGCAGCGCTGGACCCGGCCGTGGGGCATGGAACGTATCACCGATCCGACTAGTCGGCCACCGTTCAAGTTGATTTTCCTGTCTAACGGCAATTTCGCAATCCCGGATTGGTGCGACGCTATCGACGTGGTTCCGGTCGGCGGCGGCAGCGGGGGCCAGTATGGCTCGACCGCAACGACCGGCCACGGCGGCAGCCCCGGCATGTTCGTCCCGACCACGCTGATACGCGGGATCGATATCCCGTGGGAGACAACTATTCTGACAATTCAAATCGGTGTTGGCGGCATCGGAGGGAAACCCGCAGTACCGGCCTGGTGGTTTTTTGACCCGCCCACGCCAGCGGTTCCCGCGACGGACGGCACCGCTACAACAGTCGTTTTCCTTCAGTCTGATGGGAGCACTAGCACACTAAGCGCAGCCGGCGGCGCGGCGGCCGGAAACACCACCACCACAGGCGCGGGTGCGGGCTCGGCGGACTTCAACGGTGAAACCTATGTAGGTGGCGGCGACGCGACATCGCCTAGCCAACCGGGCAACGAACCCGGCGGCGGCGGCGCCGGTGGATACGTCAACAGTGCAGGCGGTAACGGGGGTCGTGGCCGAGTCTGGATACGCGTCTATCAGGCGGGCTCATAAATGACCAGCATGATTGATTTCACCGAGCCGCTAGCCGATCAGATCGCCGACACGTGGCGGCTCACCCGCGAGTTACGCCGCTTTGAAATCAGCGAACGCAAAGAAAAGCCGCTCATCCGTTACTGGAACGCGGAATGGGAGTTAGAATTCCTCGGCGGCCAAGAATACAAGGCGTCGTTCACGTGGATCAGCAACGACACCGGGCCCGGCCAAATCGAAATCCCGTTCAACACACCGCTAGCGGCGTGGATACACGACAGCAACGGCCGGGTGGCGCGCGGCGAAGGCCGCAACGTCGGCATCACCGTCGACTACTGCGGCACCCGCTGGTCAGGAATCCTCGACAAATACAGTGTGGAGCAACGCGAAGATGGCGACGTGGTACTCGTCACCGACTGGATGCACGATTACGAGCACCTCAAATGGTAT